TAAAGTCATTTGCATATTTTTTTGATATAAAAATTGTTTTTTCTTTCATTCCACCACCTCTTCTCTAAACTGCCACGCCCAGTCGAAATCTTTGCGGATTTCGGATTCTGTTAGTTGTAAATCATTATCTGTCTTTAGTAAGTCTAAGTTATCTCTATGCATAACTTTGATACTTACATTTCCGCTAAGTTGTCTCATCAGCACAAAACTTAACTGTCTTTCATTCGGATTAGGTATCTCAACCGTATACAGCTTCTCTTTTTGGATGGTGTAGCCGAATTGGTGCATATTAATAAGTGTGTAGACTGGATTTTTTGATGTTTGCATCCAGTAATAGAAGTCATCTTTTTCGACTTCTTCATCGTATATCGACATGTGATATAAATATAAATCGCACTCTAAGCTATCTTTATGCTTCTCGTACCAATCAGCCACAAACCGTGGCACTTCTGGTTGAGGTTGGTCAATCTGGTCGAGTAATACTTTTACAATATGTGTTTTCACTACTGGAATGTCGCCGACACCACCTTTACCAATAGACTGTTTGTCTATCAATTTCTTCGCTTCTTCAATATTCATTTGCTACCTCCAAAAATACTTCACTGCATTCATTGTACTCAATTCTATAACCTTTTTTGTCATTTACCCATTTATAAACATGATTATCCTTGCTATTTTAGTCGCTCATACGAAAAACGAATATGCTTTAAAAAATCTTCAATGTCAATTACTGCACAACCATCAATGTCAGACCTAAAAATTAGATATTCTGAAATAATACGTTCAATGTCTTCAATATTCATTTGTTACCTCGCTTAATCTCTAAAACTTCCGATAATAAACGGTAAAAATAATATTAAAAGTATCAAAACAACTGCTGTGTTATCATCCATTCTTATCTCCTGTCCTCCAAAAAATAAATAAATCTCTACTTAGTACAACTGGTTTACCAAAGATTTTATATGATGATTCAAGATTTTTTATTTCGACATCAAAACCGTCACCAAGTCGGTATTTTAGTAAATCTATTGTTTTTTGGCTATCAAGTCGTCTAGCTAAGTATTCATCATTTTTTGGAATAGAGATTTTATAACCAGAGAATCCTTTCATCGCAGACTGTTTAAGTTTCTCCTCGATTTTTAAACCATCAAAGTACCTATCAAACCATTTTTTGTGAGATTCTGAACCGCATTCTTTTACTTCATCAATTAATGACAACTTTATCCCCCATTTCCAGTCAGCTCAGCAATCCGTTTTGTCTGTCTAGCTCTATCATCACTAGCACGTTTAAGCTGCTTTTGTGTCCTGCTTAACTGTGTCCGTAATTCTGTAATTTGCGACTTGTAGTGGTCTTGCAGTGCGACGTTTAAAATAGATATAGCCATCAGCACAATCGATAAAAACGTTATGATATTGTTTCGTCTAATGTTCAATTTGTCTTTTTTTGCTAACTCATAAAGCAAGCAATCAATCATCTGTTGTTCAGTCATTTCGTCATCTCCTCTATCCACTCAATGACATCTAAATACATATTTGCTTGTTCTAATTGCCATCTCGCAAAAACGGACAGATTGTCTTTTCCCCACTCATATCCAACAAGCCGCAAATCACGCTGTTCTGTCAGAAATGCAATTACTTCTTCTTTTGTCATTCTTCCACGCTTTCTAGTAATTCGCTGTTTTGATATATGTTTCCGATTGCTTCGTTCTCATCAACTTCAGTCCACAAACCAACCGCATCTTTACCTGTGTCAATTAACCAGCGACCTTCTAACATTTTTACTACACCTTTAAAATTTTTATATGTGTAATCTATGAGACGTGTTGTTAAAACTATATCACCATCAAAAATCTCAACACCGTTTTTGTCAAACATTCCTGTTGATTGCATGAGGATATAATCGTCAAAGTTATCCTCGACAAAATGAAACGTCTCTAAGCGACCACAACGAAACTCATCATCTGCTAAGCTGCATCTATATATTTTGCGCACACTTAATTCAAAGCCGTCAACACCATACATCTTTTTGGTCTCTTTATTAAACGCTCTAAAATTCGGTATCATCAGAATTCCTCCTGTTCAATCAATCGTCTAATGACTTCTATACAAACTTCTGCGTTATCTTCGTCATAATTATCATCGTATTCATTGATAGCAAGTCTAATGTCTCTTACTAAATTTTTATTAATTAACATCGGTTATCCCCCATGCTCTAAATTTCGGTGTCGTTCCTCTTCCTCCAACCAAACCGCTAACATCACGCAATAATTAGCCATGTCGTTTAACGTGTCTGACAGGCTTTCTGAGACGTTTTTGTCACTGTTTATAAGATTATATAACCTGTTGTATTTATCGCTTATACGGACGACACCAGCGATAAATCCGAAGTCATCCAAAGACTTTTCGAACGAATTTCCATAATCCGCATTTTTAGCTAAAAACATTTGATAATTTTCGTTGTATGCAGCTTGCATACTCTCTGCGTTTATTTTATCTGCCATGCTATACCTCCTCAAAAGGTCATTGCTGCGTACATCAATCGCTTAACTTCCTTGTAATGCTCTAACTTAGTATCTTTGTGCGCTCTTTTTAGTTTTACAAAAAGTTCCGTCTCGTGGTCATTTGGGTTGTGATACTCACGATATGATTTGATATACATCTGTGCATAGGTATCTTCGTCAAAATAATCTTTAAACGCTTCGATAACGTACGGTCTTGGCAGGGTTTTTCGACGTCTGTTATTTGTAACGCTACATCTTATTTGCTCGGCTTTTTTACAATCTACATCTAGCTTTTTAATTTGCCTTACAATCCCATTGTCAAAAATTTTGTAAAATTGATTTATTAATTCATCTGTCAATCTCTTCAATCCTCACTTTTATTCTTGGATTCTGACTGTATTTTTTCTTTGCTCTTAAATCGCATACGATATTGTCATCTGACCAAACGATACCTGATTTCTGTATTCTGTCGTAACCTGCATCGGAAATACTATCAAAAACAGCTTTAATCAGATTATCAATATCAGGCTTCTTAGCGTGCCATATAAGCTCACGCACGAAGTTCTGATATATTTGTATTGTTTTACCTTTAGAACGTTGTGTAGGCTCTTTTGATAGCGTTTTGGGGGCTTTCATGTAAAAGGTTACCTCTACCTTTATGCAATCATCGAAAAACGGTCCATCATAATTTTTTTCTATCCATCCAGAAACCTCTTTTCGCCATCTCTTCATCTTTGGATCTTCGTACGTACCAAATTTGCTGAACTTAGGTCTAGTTTGAGGTTTTGGTTCGATTGGTATTTCAAATTCTGTCTTAAAAGTCATATTCCTCTTCAATCCCTACCAACAATGCAATTCGTTTTGAGCTAGCTAACGCTTGATATGATTTAGTCATGTACTGTTCTATTGTTGCTTTTTTAATTCCAAGCCGTGCCGATAACTCTTCTTTTGTGCCAACGTCGACAAATTTGTCGTCATCATATATTGCATATATCCTTTGTTTCCTCGGCTTCGTCATTTTTGTAGAGTAGGTCGCTGATTTGAGCCATCTCCTCAGAAACCCCTCGTCAAACCGTGCGTAAGGTTTTCCCTTACACGGCTTTCCCAATATCTTCTTTCTTCGACGTTATAGCCATTCACAAGTTATCTACCATATCTCTGACTATCATCATTGATATTGGTACTCAACTTCCTTAAACAAACCAGTCCAAAGTAGTTATAGTACCATGACGGCGGATGTTCCCTCCATCCCTTTCCAGACTTCTTGTGCTTCTTTCTAAGCATAATTGTTAGATTATATATGACATAGTTATCTATACTCTTGAAGTGTTGCTTAGAGTTCCCAGCTTTGAAATAATTAGCCCATCCTCTCAACATTGGATTCAATCTTTCCATGACATCAGGAAGGTTCAGGTGTTGTCCTGTTTGGATAACATCTTTTACTTTGCCTTTTATTGATTTCATAGATTTTCTTGAAGGATAGTAGTAGGTTTTATACTTACCACTTTTGTGAGATTTTGATTTCCTAAGCGTATAGCCTAGAAAATCAAATCCCTCTGTCGCATGCACAATTCTTGTCTTTTCTTCGTTCAATGTTAATCCTAGCTTATCAATACGCTGTTTCGCATACTGATAATATTTCTTCGGATTATTTGAGCATAGAATAACAAAGTCATCCGCATAACGTATCAAGTGGGCATCATGCCCTCTTCCTTCTAACCGATTGTTCTTCCAATATCTGTCTAAAGCATTTAGGTAGATATTCGCTAACAACGGTGATATGACACCTCCTTGTGGAGTACCTAAAATATTACTTCTCACTTGATTGTCTTCCATGATACCTGCTTCTAGCCATAAACTAAGTAACTTGATAATAGACTTATCAGTTACTCGTTCCTTAACTAAAAGTAGTAACTTATCATGAGGTATCGTGTCAAAGTAACCTTTTAAGTCGGCATCAATAACCCACTCACAACCATAATTGAGATATTTATATATCTCTCTTATAGCTTGGTTAGCACTTCGCTTAGGTCTAAAACCATAAGAAAATTCTTGAAAGTCCGCTTCGAATATCGGTTCTATAACTATTTTCACAGCTGTTTGAACAACTCTATCTCGGACTGTCGGAATTCCCAACGGTCTCTTTTTACCATTCGCTTTTGGAATATAAACTCGCTTTACTGCCTTAGGTTGATATTTCTTGTTTCTCAACTGGTCTTCTATTTCATCAAGAAATTTCTGTACACCGTAGGCTTCAATTTCTTCAATCGTGAAGTCATCAATGCCTGCCGAACCTTTATTCCTTTTTACATAGAACCACGCAACTTTCAGGATATCTTTACGATATACTTTGTCGTATAAAACACCAAACTTTCGCTTATTATCTGCCTTGGTCGATAGATATATCTTCCGTTGAAATACTTGAACCTTTTCAAAGATGTTTATAGCTTTCTGAGCAATCATCTAGTTCCTCTTTCATCGGTAAGACCGATAAAGGCAAGGCTCCTTCTCTACATCGAGTTTTGTTGTCTCGTATGATTATCGGTACTATGAACCTCTCCGACTCCCTATTCCTACGTCAATTAGAACTTCGGTGTTTTCCTTATATCTAACCTTACATACATGGGATATGTATGATAGAAAAGGGTCTCTTTCGTTCCTCGCTCATCTTTACCTACATTCCATCTTCTATATGCCGAGAGCTTTATTGCCAGTATATACCAGTTAGAACTGACAACAATTCCAGTCTTCGCCCCCATTCTA